GGCAAAGAGACGCTGAGAGCAGCGTCTTTTTTAGTTGAACCCGCCATACGGCCCATGACGAAATTCGGGGCTTTCATGGCATCGGTTTTAGACGACGGGCAGCTTTTAGCCAATGTGACCAAGGTGGAGCTGACCATCGATACCGGACTTGATGGCAGCGTCTATACGCTGGGCGGCGGCGGCTTTCGCGGTTCGCTGCCGGAGGGAATGCTGGCCGTCACCGGCACGGTAACGGCCATTTTTGATTCGATGGCGCTCCTAAATAAAGCGGTCGCCGGGGCGACTTCGTCTATTGAACTCAATCTCAGCAATCCCCTGAGCGGCAGCAGCCTGAGCATTTTGCTGCCGGAGATTATTTATGAAAGAACTTCGCCCGGCATTGACGGGCCGAAGGGCGTTTCCATTTCCCTGCCGTTTCGGGCGTTTTATAACACCAACGCCAGCGGCGTGTCCATCGTGGCCACGCTGATCAACGCAGAGCCAACCTACTAAGGAGGATGTATGTTATGTCTAAAATTACCTTGCCTGCGGCCCGCAGCCTGAACCGCAGAGAACGAAAAGCACTGAAAGACGCCGGAGCCGACCCGCAGTTTCGCCCGGATGGCGCGACAATTGCCGAACTAAATGACCGGATCGTCGAGTTTATATCGAAAGAAATTTACCACATTGACGGTCCGGAATACGACGATGTGCCGTACGCCGACTTTATTGCGCTGGCCGACAAAACCTACCGGCTGACCTATGCCCTGGCTGACGACGTAAAAAACTCGTAAGCGTCTGGCAGTGGCATGCTGACGGACGCGCTGAGTATTGCAAAGATTGTGCGTTATTAAAGAAAAATACCGACTGCGACACCTGCGAGGGCCGGCAGCCAGCGGTAAGCGAAGTCAACCGGCCGGCCTGGACCCTGTGGATTTTGGTGTCCACCCAGTGGCGGGTGGGGATGAACGGCCCGACCGGCTTAGACTATGGCGCGGTGACGCAGATGGCCCGGCTGTATGAAATCAACCTGACGCCGGGAGTGATGACTAAGCTCCGGGCACTGGAAGCCTTGGGTTTAAAAAAGGCTTGGGAAACTTCCGGCGGAAAGGGAGGGTAACATGGCGGCCAGCAACATCGTACAAATCATTATCCAGGCCATGGATTCGGCCTCCAGTGTGTTCAAAACCATCGGTGACAATTCAGGGCGGATGGGCGACAGCGTCAGCACCGCCATGGATAAGTCGACCAAAGACATTGCCAAGGCCCAGACGGCAGTAATCGGTCTTAAGGACAACATGATCAGTTCCATTGGCAGCATCAAAGGCTTAATTGCTAATTTTGGCATGGTAGGCATTGGCGCCTCCATTGTCTCTGCCGCCCAAAGCTGGTCGGATGCGGTATTTGATCTCCGTCGGGTGATTGGCGGGACGGCGGAAGATGCGAGTAAACTGTTGGCCATCGGTAAATATGCCGGCGTGGGCATCGATGAGGCTGCCGGCTATTTTGCCAAGCTAGGCAAAGCGGTATCGGCTGCTAAGGACCAAATGCAAAAAGCCGCTGCCGAAGGCAAACGGTCTGACGATATGTTTTCGCGCCTGGGGCTGGCCTTTGACCAGATCAACAACAAAAATGTGAGTGAGGTATTCACACTGGCCGCCGATAAAATGCGGAACATGGCGGACGGAGCCGACAAGGACCGTGTCGCCATGGAACTGTTTGGCGAGTCGGGCCTGAAGGTGGCCGGCATGCTCAACTTGTCAAAGCAAGAGATTGAGGCGATTACAGAAAAGGCCAGAGAGAGCGGGCTTATCGTAGGCAATGAGACGGTAGAGGGCTGGCGCAAGCTGACGCGGGAGATGAAATCGGTCATCGGCATCGGTACGACACTGGCCATCCAAATCGGCAACTCGCTATTGCCGGTGCTGCAGGATAAGGTGAGTACCCTAAAGGCCATTAGCGACCGCTATCGCGTTCTCTCGCCCGAAATGCAAAGAGCCATCGGCCTGACCGTAATTGCCACCGGCGAATTTAGCGCCTATCTCATTGGGGCCAAAGCCATCGCCGCCTTTGCTCCCGCCTTCGGCGCGTCCCTGTTGGGGCCGTGGGGCGTTGCAATAGCGGCTATCGGCCTGGCGATCAAGGGAGCCATGGATTACTTTAGTCTGCAAAACAAAGTGGCGAGCTATAATCCAAAAGCGGTCGTGAAAAAGATCAAGGGGCAGTATTACAAGGAAGTCGAATCGGAAACGCCTCCTAACCTGTTAGGGATGACCTTCAAAGGCACCCGCCTGCAGCCGCTGTCGGACGCTGAACTGGAAGAGCAGAAAAAATTCGAGCTTGATCCGGCGCAGTATAATACCCAGAAGCTCCTGGACGATCTGAACAAGTTAAAAGAACAGCCGACTGTTTTGGCTCCCCCTTATATTGACAACAGCGCCGCTGTCCAGGCCGCCGAAATGGCCGCTGAAAAAATCGAACGGGCGAATGCGCAGGCCGAGCAGCTTATGACCGACCTGGAACGCCGGATTGCGGAGAATAGCGGCACTAGCTATGAGACCGGCATGGCCAAGATCACGGCGGAAGTCACTCGCATGCAAAATCAGGTGGCGCAGATCGCCAGTGCAGGCGGCGACACCTCGGGCCTGGCGGATAAAATTACCCAGTACCAGGAGAAGGCTGCCGACAAGGTTCGTGAGGTATGGCAGCAGGCATGGACGGATATCAAGAATCAGACCGCCCTGATTGGGGCGCAGATTAGCGGCGATAAAGCAGCTCAGGCCGAGGTCGAGTACCAAATTGAACTGGACAAAATCGCCAGGGAAAAGGATGCTCGACTGAAGGCTATTGCGGTTGATGGGAACGACCAGGGAGCCAAGACGTCGGTGGACGAGTGGGCCAAAGGGCAGCAGAACCTCGCGGCTCAGAAGCGCGATACTGCCAAAACAGACGCGAAGCTGAAAGAATATCAGGACGCCCTTACCTACAACTCCCTGCTGATGAATCTGGAAGGAAAAACCCGGCAAGAGGTCGATGCCCTTCGGCAGCAGGATTTGGCCGCTGAAATCGCTTATCTGCAGCAAAAGCTGCAGGAAACAACCTTGAATGCCGAACAGCGCCTGGCCCTGCAAAAGAATCTGAGTGATGCCATGAACCAGCAATATGAGCTGGATGCTATGAACTACGACACGGCATTTTCCACTGCCTTTCGCAATATCCAAAACCGGCAGACCAATTACGCGCAAATCGTCGAACAGACCTGGGACCAAGTTTATGCCAGTGCTCAGGACAACTTGAATAAGATGGCCCTTGAGGGGGAGAGCGCGACGAAAGCGCTGGAAAACTTCTTTAAGGATATGGTCGAGAGCATTGAAAAAATGTTTCTGAAAATGTGGGCGGATAAATATATCATGGGGCCGCTGCAGCAGTTATTTGGGCAGATACTGGGAGTAACAACGACAGGTGCGCCTTCGGTTTCTGGCGCAGGTTCACCTAAACAGTTAGGTTATATTCCTAGCCAGGCAGAGGCCGACCCGATCCAGACGTTCGCCGCTGGGGGCTATAATCCCGGCGGCTGGTCTATCGTTGGGGAAGAAGGACCGGAGCTTGCCTATTTTGGCAACCCGGCCCATATTTATACCGCCAACCAAACCCAGGCCATGTTAACCCCAAGCGCCGCCTCTGCTGTTCCCAACGTCAACGTCACGGTCATCAACAAGACCGGTCAGAATGTGCAGGTTTCCCAGCAGGCGTCCTACGACCCGGCCACGCAATCGATGCTAGTGCAAATGGTCATCGACGGTGTGCAGAACAATGTGGCCGGTTCGCGGGACTTCTTTTTTGGGAGGGGTTAAATGAGCTATCCAAGATTTCCGATGATCTGTCCACCGGCTTACCCGGCGGATGATGTTTATCCAGACAATAAAATCGCCTCACCAGTGGACGGGGGATACACCATCTCCCGTCCTCGCTATACCCGGGCGCAAATGGGTGGTGCCTACACCTGGCCGGCTATGCCGCATGCCGATTACCTACAATTTAAGGCGTTCGCGCAGGCCAATTACGCTCATATTTTTGTCTGGACCGACCCCGTTACAGGACAGCAAACGAACGTGCAGTTTACCGCCGTGCCCAAAGCCAGTATGGTATCACCGGGCTATTGGCATGTGGAAATAGCCATCATGGAGGCGTGAGAACATGGCATTAGCATTTTCTAGTGCCGGCCTTATTGAAAAGAATAAGCTGGCTAACGACCTGCCGTGGATCGTGCTGGTGGAGCTTATGTTGCCAAATGGCGAGAGCGCCTGCCTGGCGAAGAACAACGAGCCGGTAGCCTGGAACGGGGTTGTCTGGGAGCCAATTCCCATGCTGCTGTCAGACACCACCCAGGATATGAAGGCCATGTCCACATTTACCATTCAGGTATCCAATGTCTCTGGGGCGGTGCAAGCCTACCTGGAAGAATACAATGGCTTGACGGATTGTACCGTTATCCTTCGCCTGGTGCATGCGGCCCATCTTTCTGCTCCAGCGCCGGAGATTGAGGAGCGGTTTACCATTCAAAAGACGGCCTATGACGAGGAATGGGTCACCTTCACCCTCGGCTCCGACTTCTGGCTGTTTTTCCGGGCGCTGGCCGACCGCTATTTGCCGGATTTTTGCTGCTGGAAGTATGGCAGCATCAAGTGCAGCGTGCCGGTGGCGACGCTGGCTAAGTATCCGGCCTGCCACCACACGCTGGCCGACTGCAAGCAGCGCGGCAACTCCCTGCGATTTGGCGGCTGTCCGGGAATGGGGGGCTTTTATGCATCGAATATCTGACCTGGTGGGCAAACCCTTCCGTGACGATGCCATGGGGCCGGATGCCTACTGCTGCTGGGGATTGGCCGTTGAGGTGTTTCACCGGTTCGGAATTCTGTTGCCGGACTATCGCACCGCCTGCGCTTCGGTCGCCGGCGGGGTTACAGCAAAGCGTGAACAGTGGGTGCGGTGCGAGAGTGACATACCGGCGCCGGCACTCATGGTTTTTACCACTGCCGGAATCTGCGATCACGTTGGCGTTTACCTTGGCGGCGGGAAATTCATTCACGCCCACGAAACGGGCGGCGTAACTGTCGTTCCCACTCATCACATCTTCTGGAAGAAACGGATTGAAGGCTATTATCGACCGGGGTGGTTGCCATGAAGCTGATTTTTGTCCGCAATCCGGTTGCGCCGGACAAGCGGGACATAAAGCATGTGGAGTCCGGGCCAACTATCGCCGGGCATATTGCGCCCCTTATCCAGGAGTGGCCGGACACGGACTTTTCCGTCAGCGTGAACGGACACTTGCTGGAAAAAGAGGAATGGGACACCTTGGCCCCTGGCGATGAGGACAGCGTTGTGGTGCATCCTGTGCTGGCCAAAGGACTGTCAAATTTTTTTCGGGCAATTGTCAGCGTAGCTCTCATGAGTTATGTCGGCGGCGTGTTCGGGAAGCTGGGCGGCAACTCTTTTTGGAAATCTGTTTTCACGGCGGTTGGGCAATATGTCGGCGGGCGCATTGCCAATGCCATTCTGCCCCCGCCGAAACAGGAGGAGCAGCAGCAGTCCAGTACCTACGGCTGGGGCGGCCCGCGTCCGACCGACAGGCCGGGTACGCCGGTGGCCAAAACCTATGGCACGGTGCGGGTAGCCCCGGTCCTCCTGGCCCGGCACGTTACCTCCGACGGAAGCAACCAGTACCTGAACCTTTTATATTCGGGCGGCGAAGGCCCGGTCGATGCTATAAACAACATCTTCATCGATGGCAACCCCATCGGCAACTATGTGTATGTTAGCTACGACATCCGGCTGGGCACCAACGACCAGACACCGATTGCCAACTTCAACGATACCGTCACTGACTATCAATTAGGCTATGAGCTAAATACCGAGGGCGACTGGGCTACCGAGCAGACGGTCGGGACGGCGGTGCAGGGCCTGCAGATTACCGTGCAGTTCCCCTACGGCCTGGCCCGCATCAAGGATGACGGCGGTTTAAGCACCGGCTCGGTCACGGTGGCGGCCCAGTACCGGCTGGTGGGAGACAGTAACTGGCAGGAGTGGCCGCTAAAGGGTGGCGGCGTCACGTCCGACGCCAAGAACACAGCGCTCTGGACGACCTACCGCCTGGACAGCCTGCCGCCGGGGCAATACGTGGTGCGGGTGCGCTGCGCTAAGAAATCCGGCACCTCAACGCGGGATATCACTCGCGTGTTTTGGACCATGCTGTCGACCATCCTTTATGACGACTTCGCCTACCCGAACCGCGTTCTGGTGGGCATTAGAGCTTTGGCCACCAATCAACTGAGCAACTCGGACCCCGTTGTCACCTGGGAGCAGACGCGCTCCAGCGTTTTTATATGGAACCCTGATGCTAGCCAGTATGAGCAAAGACGCGCCTCCAACCCCTTCTGGGCCAGCTACGACCTTATCCACCAGTGTAAGTATCTCATGAACATTAACACCGGCCAGTATGAATACTGCGTTGACGGCAACCCGGCCAGCCGGATCGACTACAGCGCCTTTGCCACTGCGGCGGCCTATGCCGACCAACTACTGGAAGACGGCGATTACCGTTTCAGTCTTAATATTTACCTGTCGGAGAATCTGAGCTTCTGGGACGCCCTGGCAAGGTTCTCCATTGTGGGCCGGGGCGTGATTATCCCCAAGGGCACCCTGTATTCCTGCATTTGCGACCGGCCAAGTGAGCCGGTGCAACTGTTCACTGTCGGCAATATTATCGCCAAGTCGTTTAAGGGCGAGTTTCAATCAACCAAAGACCGGGCCACCAGTGTGGAAGTGACTTTCTACAATAAACAAAAGGACTATTCAGCCGACCAAGCCATTTATTACGGGCCGAACTATGAATCGACCGCCCAGGCGGTCAATCCGGTGCAAACCACCTATTACGGCATTGTCGACTACAAGCACGCCTATACCGAGGCCGCCTATCTGTCGCGGTGCAATCAATATTTAATCCGCACCGAGCATTGGGACGCCGATATCGACGCCATGGCCTGCACGCTGGGCGATGTGGTCGATTTGCAGCATGATATTCCCAAGTGGGGGGATGCGGGCGGCCGAATTGTCGGCGCCACCGAAACAACAGTCACGCTGGACAAAGAGGTTACGCTGCTGGCGAGCCGGTCTTACGCCATCAAGATTAGACTGTATACTGACCAGATTATCCAAGTTCCCGTAAGAGGCTACGCTCAGAACACCACTACAAACACCTTGACGGTGACGGCGCCGTTTCCGGTTGTGCCTGAGAAATATGACGTTTATGCGTTTGGCCGCTCCAACATTGTTACCAAACCCTTCAAGATCACCAACATCGCCAAAAGCGGCGATCAAAAGGTGAAGATCACCGGCGTCGAGTACATTGAAGCCGTATATGAGGAAACCATCCATGCGCCGGTTCTGCAATACAGCGGCTATGAACGCTCACCGGTGGAAGTCAGCACGGTAAGCGTCAATCAAGAAACCTACCTGCAGCCGGACGGGGGCCTGGTTTCTGTCATTCATGTTTCCTGGCCTGTTCCAAGCCAATATGTACAGGGCTATTCCGTCTGGTACAGCAGTGACGGCGGCAGCACCTGGCTGCTGTGGGAAGCCGGCATCCGTTCGGCCGGCACCACCATTACAGGCGTAAAGGTGTTGACTAGTTATCTGGTAAAGGTTTCAACGATCAATGACATCGGTTTGGTGTCGCCCGGTGTTATATCCGAGCCGCTCTATATCAGCGGCAAAACTATGCTGCCGGCGAATGTGGAGGGCTTTACCTACCGGGCAGTCACCGGCGGTTTTCTGCTTTCCTGGAAAGCCAATGCCGAAATGGATCTGAGCGGGTACAACGTGTACCAGGGCGTGAACAACGCTCCCATGGAGTCTAGTATCTTGATTGCCGAGCGGATCATGAGTACCAGCCTGTTTGTACCTATCGCACAGGCGGGGTTATATGCCTTTCATATCGTAGCCGTCGACGGCAGCGGCAATGCGTCGAACGCGCCGTCCACCATCCTGACTTCCTTTGCCGTACCGCCCGATATAACCGGCTTTGACGTCGTGCGGATAGGCGATCATTTGGATTTTCGCTGGCAGGCCATTGCCGGGACCGGGACGGCATACACCTATGAAATCCGCCGGGGAACCAACTGGAATGTGGGGCAGCGTATCGGCAAGACCGCCAGCCCCTACTACAACTGCCTCTTTCCGACGCCAGGCGATCATAGCTTTTGGCTCAAAGCCATCGACGGCTATGGCAACTACAGCGCCAATGCGGTGAATGCCCGCGTGATCATAGTGGATGCCGGCAACCGGAATGCTGTTATCACCTTAGACCAGGTAGCTAATGGCTGGGCCGGGGCCTCGCTTAACACCTATGTGCGGGAAGGTGGCCTGCAGCTTGCTGACGGCGCCGTCCGAGGCCAGCACATTGTCGAGGTTAATTTGCCTAAGTCGTTTACCGCCCGTAATACCATCCTGGCCGACATGGCTGGCGTGGCACATACCGGCATCACCTGGGAGAGTGCCAATTTTACCTGGAATGACATAGAAGCCCAAACGCCCTGGGAGCCGGACGGGGACATCACCGGCATTACACTCGAACACCGGATTTCACTGTTTAAGGGGATACCGGAAAATATCGTCGAAGCCATGCCCCTGGACGGGTCAGCAATCGGTGACCGGGGCACGTCCGCACGGGAAGCTGCGAACGTAACGTTCGATAGCGGGCGGTTCCGGCGGGGAGCCGTGATCCAGGACACGACGCACCTCTCCTGGGATATCAACATACCTCCTATATATAATGTAGTCTTTTACGTAAGCGTGGCCGAGCCGATAGTTGATCATGTGGTTTATCTGACGCTTGCAGGGCCGGGCGGCCGTCGGATGGCCGGCTATGATGTCAGTAAAGACGTGTTTTACCTGGAGGACCAGTTCGGCCGGCGCAATGAAGCAGCGGTGGAGTATAAGGACACGGACTGGCTGACCTTCGGCCTGGTGCAAACCCAGACAACAAGAAAATTGTATGTATATTCGTTCGGCGCAAATGCGGCGGGAAGTTCCATGGAGGCTTACGAGCCTGTGGGAAGCTTCACGGCCGCTTTTTTGTACCCAAAATGCAATTAAAGCAGGAGGTCCTTATGGAAATTAACGAGGTAAAAGTAACAGGCAGCTTGACGCTGACCCTTCACAAAGCGGACGGTGGGGTGGAGGTGCGCCGCAAGGATAACATTATCGTGAGTACCGGCTTTGACGCCATTTGCGACAGCCTGGGAAAGACGAGCGACCGTCCGGCTGCCTTTAGCCATATCGCCCTGGGAACCGGCACGGCGGCTCCGGCGCTTGACCAGGCGGCACTGATTAGCGAAATTGCCCGCCAGGCCGCCACCTACGCGCACGTGGCCGGGACGCAGGTTATGACGTTTAGTTCCACCTTTCTACCCGGCGCCGCCACCGGAGCGATCACGGAAGCGGGCGTGTTTAATGCGGCCAGTGCGGGAACCATGCTGGACCGGGTCCTTTTCAACATTATCAACAAAGGCGAGAATGACACCCTGACCGCACAATTCCAGTTTACATTGAGCTAATTTTTGAAACGGGGAGGAAGAGACAATGGCATACGTGACGACGATTGACATATCTTCCTCGCCGGGCAGTGCCTACACCTGGGAAACCGCCCGTTTTGCCTGGAACGATCCTGACGGCGGGAAAACATGGGATGATGTGAGGCCCATGGTGTACACCCTGTGTGTGGACGAAGGCTGGACAACCTTAGATACTTGGCGGCAGCAGTACCAGTTAACCTCGCGGGAAGGCTGGCAAATGGCAGAGGATTGGTTGCAAGCGGTTACCTGCCTTATGCGGGAAGCCTGGCGGATCAATGAAGAGTGGACCGATGTTTGGCTGGCGCTGATGAAGATCGTGGAAGGCTGGACAGTGGCGGAAACAACGAAAAAATCCGTATTCATCCCCCAGGCGGAAGGATGGGCGATGGCCGAACAGGTATCGCAAAGCTTGATAAAAACGTGCCTGGAAGCCTGGACGACGGCAGAAGTTCTGGCAAAAATGGCCACGAAGCTGGAGCAAGAGGGATGGGGGACAGGGGAAGTTACCTCCCGGCTGGCGACAAAAGACAGCCAGGAAGCTTGGCAGATCATGGACTGTCTGCCTTTATGGAATATGCTCCAAGCTATAAGTGAGGCTTGGCATACGGCAGAAGCCGACAAGAAAACTGTCGATTTTCACTATAAGGCGATAGAGAGCTTTCTGCTTGGTGATGGCCTGGCCAAAGGCGTAACGAAGTCACTTTGTGAAACATTCACACCTTCCGATGGCTGGGCGGTGGAAACCATAAAAAACCTATGGGAAGTCTGGAAAACACAAGACTCCGCAGCAACCCGAAACTCCTTCGAGCGGGTACTGGCAGAGTCTTTTTCTACAGCGGATTCTATCAGCAAAGACCAGATTTCAACCTTCTTTGAAACAATGGAAATCGTTGAAGCTTATCTGCGCAGCGCCAACGCGATTATCAGCGACCTTGCTTTTGGCACCGGCGACCTGCCGTTGGAAGAGTTCTTAAAGCTGAATGCGCCGGTGGGGTACTTGCCGTTTGCTCCCTTCGTCCCAGGCGAGCTGGAGTACCGAAAAGCGCTGATTGCCCTTATTCTCAGGGGGCCGCTGACTACCGGCCGGCCACGGATTACCGACTGGCGGCTGACGGTGGACGTACCGGATCAGTCAGACAGCGGAACGTGCAGCCTCCCGGCGGCGAACACCTATATCCCATTTCAACGCCGGTTTTATGCGCCGCCGCAGGTTTTGGTCCAGCTCCGGGGCGGCAGCGGCGGGACGCCGGATATCACGCATATCACAGAGGCCGGCTTTTACATGCAGATTACTGATACGACCGGCGGCCTTCTGGCCGGCGACATCATCTGGTCTGCCGACGGCTACTAAGGAGGGCTAGAATGCAACAATTCGTTCCCATTGCCAGCACACAAACTCTGACCGACAGCCGGGCGGAACTTGTAAATAATGACCGCACTATCATGTCGTGCAGCAGTGGCACTTCCTTCCCGACTACGAACCTTGAAGTCGGGATGCTTTGTTTTCGCACCGATTTAAATCAGATCTTTGAACTGAAGAACTTGACGCCAATCTGGGTGTTAATCGCCGATCTGAATAAAACCTATACTCATAAAGAATATGTTGATGCCAAATTAGCGACAAAAGCTCCGTTAGACGACATCGTAACTGTTCCTACCGCGAATAAGCTTCTCAAGTTAGATGCTAACGGGCAATTGCCCGCCAGTATCACAGGAAACGCTGTTACCGCCACAACTGCCACAACCGCTTTGGCCGTAGCTTGGAGCGGTGTTACTGGGAGACCTGCGAGTTTTATCCCGCCCGTTGCCACGAAAACGACAGTGGGAGGGATTATTGCCGGTTCTGGTCTTTCTATTACTGGCAGCGGCATTCTTAGTGCTGACATTCCCGCTATTCCCTCTCATGGCTACAGGATGTTTTTATATTCCGGAACATTTACAGTTCCGGAAGGTGTTGAGGAAGTGTGGCTTAGCATGTGTGGTGGTGGAGGAGGCGGGAAAAAAGGTTATTATGTCAATGAAGGTAATAGTTATAGCGGCGGCGGTGGTGGCGGCGCACATGCGATTTTGGCACAGAATACTGCCGTTACTCCTGGGGAAGTTATTACAATTACCATCGGTGCAGGAGGGGATGCCGCCAGCGCTGGTGGCACATCGTCTTTCGGCCCGTATGTTTCTTGTGCTGGCGGCGGTGGTGCGACAGGTACTTCCGATAGCGGGAATGCCGGTGGTCCAGGTGGCAGCCCCGGGACCGTCGGTGAACTTTTTGGTACGGTTGGTACTGGCGGAGGCTGCATTTTCGGCCAGGGGTCAGGGAAGCCGACGGTTAATGCGGGCGGCTTTGGTGCCGGCGGAGCCGGTGGCGGTTGGAATGGTGCTGCCGGTAGCAAGGGTTCACAGGGTTTTGTTCTAATCCAATGGTAAAAATATAAGAAAGGAGCAGTCGATGATGCGATATGCACAAATTCTTTATAATAAAGCTCACTGGATCTTTGAGAGTGATGAGACTTTAGAAGAAATGTATTCTCATCGGTTTCATCACTCCTTACTGTTTATTGATGTAACGAATAGGCCGGAAGTGATGGAGGGGTGGGAGTATGATGGAATAAATTTTACTGACCCCTTTGTCCCTAAGCCATTAACAAAAGAAGAGAAAATAAATGTACTTAACGCTGAATTCGAGCCTTTAATCAATGTAAATGATTTAGCGTACATTATAGCCCTCCGTAATATGGATACTGCTCTTATGGATGAGCTAAACAATGAAAGAAACACGCTGAAGTCAGCTTATAATACAAAAATGGAGGAAATTCTAAATGGCTAAAGCAACTCGTTGCCCTATTTGTGGACATAAGTTAGACGAGCAAGGTAAATGCACAAATATAGATTGCAAATATCAAAAGTAAAATAGAGGGCAAAAAGCCAGTATCGAATTCTTTTAGAAAGCGGTGAGAGAATGGGACAGCCCGAATGGGTCTGCATGCAGCACAGTGGCCAGTGCAAAGCGATTGCAACATTGGAGAAAAACGATGAAGTGATATTCAAGCGTCTTCACGCTCTGGAAATGGCTGTCTGGAAAGCGGCCGGGGCGACTGGCGTTGTTATGGGAATCGTGATGGTTATTATTCAGAAGGTGCTATTGAAATGATCAAACAAATGATAAAACAATGGTTTTGCTTTCTGTACGGCAATTGGGTGGGCGTTATCCTGACGATGACGCTCATCCTGTTTTTTGTTTACCTGTACGCCTTCTTTCGCAACGGCGAGGGCGGAGCGCATTACGACCTTGCCAGTTGCTGGGCTGGGGTGGGAGCCATTGCTACGGCTGCCGCCGTCGGCTGGGGCAAGTGGGTTGTCGATAGCAAGTGGAATACGCTTCCGGGCATGATGCCTGATCACGAGAAAGGGGAAATAAAGGAATGACTCCAGATGAATTTATTGAGTGGCTGGCGCCGGCGGCACAGGCGCAGACGAGGTGCTATAACCTGCCCGCTAGCGTGCTGATTGCCCAGGGGGCGATTGAAAGCGGCTGGGGGCGGTCGGTCATCGGCCAATACAATTTATTTGGCCGCAAGTGGAACGGCACCGGGCCGTATATTGAACTGCCCACCCAGGAATACGAAGGCGGACGCTATGTGACAGTAAGGGCCAAGTTTCAGGATTATCCGAGCTTACTCCATGCCTGCGATGACTGGGGCATTTTAATGACACAGGAGCCATGCTACTTTCCCGCCGTTGCCGCCTTGCCGGACCTTACCCGGTTTGTGCGGCTGATGGGCGCGAAGTATGCCACCGACCCGGATTATGCGAATAAAGTGTTAGCAACAATCCATGCGAACAACTTAACCCGTTTTGACGCCTAAGAGGGCGTTTATTTTATTTGAGTAGGTTACCCATATGAAACTTGATAAAAACAATAAAACCACGAATGCCGCTAACCGTAAAGCGGCCGCAGTATCCAAAGAAACGGCGCCGTTTATTCCTGATCAGAGCGCCATCAGTCTAACGCAGAAAGTGTCAATTTTAAACAAATTGAAGACACTTGTACGGCCATATATGCAAAAATATGGAAAAGTCAGCGTTCTAGCCATTGCCCTGCTGGCCGCCGTTATCGGCAAGCTCCTGGGGGTGCTGTGATTGTACCTCCTTGCCTGGATTGATAACCATGCAAGGGTGCTTCTGGGTCTTGCTTTAGCCGTCATCATTTTTCTGGTTGGGTTGCTCTTTTGGAACAGGGCGCACCCTCCGGTGCCCATTACGTTCGAATCACAGGAGCAGGCGGCGACGCCGGACGGAGTGGACAGAGCGGCAAACGCCGCTCAAGTTCCCCTTTCTCCATCGCAAGCCGAAGCTATAGCAAATGCGATTAAGAAAAGTGAAGCGAAAGCGCCGGATGCCGTGGTACAGACTACTGGGGCAAAACTGGAGGAGACGATCCAGGCCGAACTGAAAAAGTCCGGCGGCCAGTTTGCTATTGTCACCGACCCTAAGCACCCGGCCGGTGTTCCGGTTTTGCCTCCGGCCAATGCCGCCCCAGCAAAGGCGGACCCCATTGCTCCCGCTGCAACGGTTTTCTTGAATCAATATAACATTAAAGCGTACCCAGGCCGGCTATTCCAGATCGGCGGGAGTTATCAGGAAGTGTTCGCCGCCTATAGCTGGCGGGTGAGTGTCCCCAAGGTGCCTTTGATTGCTCCGCACGGCAATACCGGGTACTTGGGAGTTTACGGGCATGCCAACCTGGACCGCCCGGATCAGTCGCGAGTTGGAATCCTACTGACGATACCGCATTAAGAAAGGAAAGGCCGTCGCAATAGAAATTTCTCTACTATATATAGTGTTTGTTTAAAGTGGAGCACAATATATAGTGGGATCTTCCCTGCTGCTGCGGCCCTTTCACAAGAAAGGGAGGGACGATGATGGCAACGCCTGAAAAAATAAACATGGAGTATCTAATCAGCAAGTACCTGTTAAAGCAACTATTGAATAAAGGATTGATCACCGAGATAGAGTTTCAGCGTATCGATGCTGAGAACAGGAAAAGCTTTGCCCAGTAACCGGATTAACTTGCAATGTAGTGTAAACAGAGTTAACATGTCACACAACGAGGGAGGGGGCTGGGCGCGTGGGCAAACGTACCTTAAAAATTTATTCATCGGTGGCGTATCCCAAGCAACCGAATGTGCCCTGCATAATGCTGCAAGGGCAGTGGTTACTTAGGCTGGGGTTTACAACCGGGGAACATGTTGAAGTGGAAGAGGGAGAAAAGGAACTGGTCATTCGCCTGGTTCAAAAAGAAG